CTACGCACCTGATAGATCACGCCATCGATCTCGACCGTGTCGCGCGGAGCCAGCCCTTTGAGGACCGAGGCCGGGTACGACATCTGGTGGTCGGTGGTCGAGGTAAGCCCGTCGAACACGGTGTCGTCCGGCGCAGTGAAGCCGACCGGATGGTGCTGCATCGGTGAGCCGTCCGAAGGACGCCAGAAGCAGTCTTTCAGCAGTCCGGCATTGGCGGCCGATGCGTAAATCTGCTCGACGAGACTCATCACGACACCGTCAACTTGATCAGCACGCCCGGGCGGTGGCACATCGGCAACGGGTTCGATTGCGTGTGCAAATCAGTGCCACGGTCGAATTTGCGTGGCTCCTGCTTGGCATACAGCGGCTGGCCGATGGTGTTCACGGTCTCGTTGAAGTCCGCTGGCGCGAAGTAGGTCGCGAAGGTATCCACTGTACCCACCGGAAAGGCATGGGCTTCCCCTGCGGCAATGAAGCGGCGCGACCCCAGCGTGCCGTCGGCCTGCACAAACGACGCCTGGCCCCGGTATTCCTCGAAGGTGATGCCGCTATAGCTGAAGCCCGAGCGCATGTCGTTGATCAGCACCGCGCCCTGCTGCCAGTTCTGGTAGGCGGTCTTGACCTCCTTGTGGGTGGTCAGCGCCCGGAAGAACTCGGTCGAGCACAGCACATGCACGCCGGTCGAGAACTCGCCGGTGAGACCATCTTCCATGAGACCCAGAAGCTCCAGGCAGGCAGCCTTGATTTGCCCGTTGTCGGCTGCCGTCGAAAACTCAAACGACACCGATTGCGCGGTGATGTCGAACTCGTCGAACAGGTCGACGAGTTCACTGCCATCGGCGTCGAGGATCTTGCCCTTGAGCGCACCCATGCGCAGATGCTCCAGGGTGATCGCGTGTTTGTTGCGCATGGTCTCCAGGTGCCGTGCCATGACGCCGCCAATGGCCTCCATCTCGGTTTCGGACCCAAAGGCGCGTAGGCCTTGTACCTCCTCGGGCAACACCACATCGTCATGCGGGATGTGTGGGATCACGAAGGAGCGCAGGTTGCGTTTGCCACGTTCCCCCACCGTGCCGGGCGAACCGGGCGCGCGGGTGGGCAGTAGGTTCAGACGACCCGCGTACTCCTCGACGATGATCTGCCGGGTGCGCACCGGCTTTGGCGGAAACAGGTTGAGTTGCTCCAGACGCCCGTAGCGGTTGGGCAAGAGGTTGATGGCAGCCGTCAGGCTGGCCATCGAGAAGCCGGGGTTTTCAAAAGGGTTCTGCATTTGGAATCTCCAGAAATGACGAAACCCGCCAGTGGCGGGTCTTCGGGGGAGTGAGATGGATCGTTGGGACAGGATCAGACGCTATCGCGCACCAGCACCCCAAGGTCGGTTAGTTGGGCAACGGCAGTTGCTTTCTGCACAGCCGTGAGACCAGTAGGCCAAACCAATGCGCCGCGCGCGACGATGGCGTGGCGGGCGATCAAGATGGCGTCCTCACGGTCGATCAGCGTCGCATCAACGTCATTGCCGAGCACGCCAACGGCGGTTTCCGAGCCGTCCGTGGCGCTCGGGTCGAGGGCTTTGAGCTTGGCAGTAGCTGTTTCGCGGCCCACCACAGTGCCCAGCGGCAGGTTCTGAGCGGCAGCGACGGTGTCCTGGTCACGCGAGTAGAGATTCGGCGCTTCGTACTTCAGCAGCTCGCCGAGGGTTTTGGGTTGGGAGACAGTGGGCATGGCTTACTCCTTGGCTGTGAGTTTTTTGACGGCAGCGACCACCGGACTGTTTTCAGGGCGCTGGGTGGTACCTGCATCGGCGGTGATGCGCGAGGCGATTTCGGGCTGGTCGGCACGCGCATCGAGCAAGGCGCGGCGTACCTGCGCTTCGGAGAAGCCCGAGGCGAGAAACTCTGCCGTGCGTTGCGACTGGCCCGCGATCAGGCACAGCTCTGCAATGGCCTGCGCTTGGCCGCGCCCACTGGCGAAGGACTGCGCCAGAGACGCATGGGCAGCAGACGTCGGTTGCGGATCGCCGTCGGGCTGCGGCTGATCGCCCAGCGGGGCGTTGTCGGTCGGATCAAGTCCGTTGTCTTCGTGCTCGTCTTGGGGTTCGGTCATGGTGTTCTCCAGGGTAAAAGGTTTACTTCGGGGCGGGTTTGAGATGGCTTGCGTGGACAGGCTTCGCGGCGAGGCGCGGGCTACACCGGGCTGCGCCAGTCGCTGCTTGGCCGCCAACGCGTCGATGAATTCGGTCATCACCTGTTCGAACGGCATCACGGCGTCGGCGAGGCCTGCTGCCACCGCCTGCTCGCCGTAGAACAGCCCCGCCTCGGTGGCGCGCACTGCAGCCGGGTCGAGGCCGCGCATCTGCCCGACCTGATTAACGAAAATGTCGTAGAGGCGATCCACCTCGGTCTGCAAAGCCGTGGTGGCCTGCGGGCTGAGGGGCTCGTGCGGGGAAAAATCGTTCTTGTGGCTGCCGGCGAAGACAGCGGTGTAGTTCAGGCCATCCTTGGCGTCCTTCACCGTCTGGTCGACATGCAGCGCGATCACGCCAATGGACCCGACGCCCGCGGTCTGCGACAGCGTCAGGCGCTGGCAGGCAGCCGCGATGGCAAAAGCCGCCGAGTACGCGGCATCGTTGGCGTGCGCCCAGATCGGCTTGATGGTGCTGGCGGCGCGGATGCGATCGGCCAGTTCGAACACGCCCGATGCCTCGCCGCCAGGCGAATCCAGATCGAGCAGGATGCCCGCCACCTGTGGGTCGGCCAGCGCGGCGTCCAGGCGAGCTTCGATCTCGCCGTAGGACATGAGGCCAGAGGCGGCTTCGATGCCCATCGAACGTCTGACCAGCGTGCCGACCACCGGGATGACGGCAATGCCCGCCTGACCCGATGTGGCGGCCTGGTGCGGCGTGGGCAGCGGCATGGCCATGTCCAGATCGGGCAAGCCGATACGGGAACCCAGCACCGAGAGGATCACGTCGAGTTTCGGGCGCGCAATGAGGAGCGGCGTCCCGTAGAGGCGGGATGCCAGATGCACGAGTTGCATGTCAGTTGTCCTGAAGGTTTTGCGGCACTGCCACCGTGGCGGCAGCATTCGTGGGAGCGCCCAAGGGCGAGGGTTGTGGCCCTTTATCGTGGCGCGGGTCGGAGTCGAAAACCAGACCGAGCTCATCGGCACGCTGGTTGTCGGCGGCGATCTCACGGTCGATGTCCTCCGCGTCATAGCCGAAGGCCGAGAGGGCTTCCGAGCGAGACATCAGACCGGCGCGAATGGCGGTTAGCATCGCGTCGAATTCCTTCTTGGGATCGACCCACTGCCAACCCTGAGGAATCCATTTGGCCGCGAAATAGTCGCGCTTCTTTTCGGTGAACTGCGGCAGCGCCAGTGCGCCTTCAAGTAGTGCCTGCTCCATCCAGGCGCGCCAGATCGGGCGGCACAGCTGGTGGACGATCACGCCGTGCTGGATGGCCTCACAGCGGCGGCGAAACTCCAGCAACCCGGCTCGGATCGACGAGTAGTTCACTTGCGTCAGGTCGCCGGTCAGCATCTCGTAGGTGATGCCCATCGCCGCTGCCACCGCCCGGAACTGCATGCGCAGGAATTCGGCGTAGCTCGCACCAACGTCGGCAGGCTGACTGAACTTCACGTCCTCGCCTGGCTCCAGGATTTGCATCGTGCCTGGCTCCAGTCCGGCCAATGACGTCCCGCTGGCATCCGGCAGGCCTTCACCCATCAGGTTGTCCTCGGGTGAAAGACGCGTGATGAATCCTGCGAACATGGCCGCCGTCTTCTTGCGCACGAGCTCGGCGTCGTCGTACTGGTCGAGTTCATTGAGCTTGACCAATGCGCGCGTCAGCCACGGTTCACCCCGGATCTGTCCGGGCCGCAAGGGACGAAACAGGTGGATGACTTCGCTGGCCGGGACACGCACAGTGTCGAGACCGCCCACCACGCCACCGGTGCCCGACATCGGGGCCAGTGAGCCATCACCCGGGTGCGAGCGATACAGGTGATAAGCCACCCGCCGTCCGAGCTTGTCGAACTCGATGCCCGCACGGATGACGTTTCCGGAAGCCAACTCCTGATTCAGCGTAGCTGGCAGGTGTTCGGGTTCGAGCAACTGCAGTTGCAGGCCCACCGGCAGGCCATCCTCCCGGCGGCGATAGCGCAGCCGCACCAGACATTCCCCGCCTTCGAGCATGGCGCGACAGGCCAAGGCCTGCAGACCGTAGAAATCGGTCAGTCCGGCGGCATCGGCCTCCTCGCACCAGTCCCACCACAGGCTGTGGATCGCTTCGCGCAGGGGCTGATCGGCCAGCATGCTCTGTGGCTTGATGCCGGTGCCAATGGCGTTCGAGACAAAGGCCTCTACGCCTGCCGCTGCCCACGCATTGCGCCTCACCAAATCACGGCTCTTGGCGCGCAGTTCGTTCTGGGTGTACGCCAGCGCTGCGACCGCACCGGGATTGCCGACCTGCCACGCCAACGCGCGACGGCCACTACCAGTTCCGTCGTAAATCGGCGTGCTGCCGAAGAATCCCATCGCCAACTTGCGACGTGCTTGCTTGAACCACGACATTTCAGAGTCCCTTGCCTGTGGTGACCCGGATCTGACGCGGTGCGCCGGGCCGCAGGCCGGTATTCATGGCCTGCTCGAAGATGTCGCGCTTCACCACCTCGATGGCGGCCTTGAGTTCATCGACGCTGCGGTACTCGACGGCCTTGTCGCCGAAAGTCACGCGCTTTTCGCCTCTGACCAATGCGGCTTCCAGCGCGTCGAGGTGTGCTTGTGTGTAGGCCATCAGCGGTACACCACGAGGTTGATTTCAGAGGAGTCAGAAAACGACGCCGAGCTCGTCGCGCAACTGATGTCTACGTGCTGGGCGGTTTTCTGGTCGGCGGTGGATCGCACAATGGCAATGCGCTGCGTGCCGCTGTTGGTGCTGCTGCGGGCGAGTGCCGTCCAGCAGTAGTCGGCGTCCGGCATGGCGGTGGCGAAGGTCACGCGGTAGCGACCGGCGGCCGTCCGGATCACGCTGGCCACGTTGTGCGACGCGCGCACGATGACTTGGTTGTCGACGTAACCGAAGCTCACCCACACCTGTGCCAGGCCGGGGTGAGTCGCGTCGATCTTGGTCTTGACCTCGAGCCCGACACGACTGGCCAGCGCACTGATGCGCGATGCGAGGCTCATCAGACCAGCGCGCCTTCGAACACGGCGGCGAAGTCGGTATCGGTGTTGCCGACGTCGCTGGCCGCGACGGCACCGATGTTGCTGCGCGCCTGAAGTTGCTCGGCAACGGTTAGCGACTGCACGCCGTCGAAGCGCACGCGGCTGTTGACGGCGGCGAGCAGCGCGTCCAGGCCACTGGTGCCGTTCTGCAGCAGTTGCTGAATCTCGACCAAGGTGTCGTAGGCGGCGTCCGCTCCACCGAGGATGTCAGCCTTAAGCGCGTCGAGCAGCGAAACGATCTTGGTGGACGAGTACGTGGTCGAGGCCGCGATCTGCGCATCGTCGATCACCGCCGAGGACACCACGGCGGCTTTCAGTTCGTTGATCGCCGCGACCAGATTCGACTTGTCGGTGGTGGTGAGGTTGGCCAGGTTGCCGGCCTTGGCGCGGACGTCGTTGAATTCCTCGGCAACGCGGATGACCAGGCTTTCGATACGGGTAGCAAGACTCATGTTTTCTCCTTGCGGTGTCAGGACAGCCAGCGGCTCTTGATCACGCGCCGACCGGTGTTGCGGTTGCCAGAAACAGCGAGGCCACCTCTTTGGGTGGCCTCGTTAATCGATTCAGGTGGTGCTTCAAGGACTGGCGGACTGGCCAATCCCAGTTGTCGCTCCAGTTCCCGCCAGTGGCGTTCCTCGAAGCGATCCAGACCCGCCGCCGATGCGGCCGCGCGGGCGTAGACGTAGCAGTCGAGCGCTTCATTGCGCTCGCGCATCTTTTGCCACTCGCGCACCGGGAAGCCGTTGCGGTCGCGGCGGGTGATCAGTTGCTCCGCGCAGAGCTGCTGGATGAACTCGGCGTCGATCTTGGGTAGATGAACGAACCCGGCAGGAAACACTGGGGTCGAACCGTCCTCACCCACATCCGCGCTCTTGCGCAGGTTGTTGTAGAACTCCAGCTTGGCAATGCTGACCGCCACTGTGTACACCTTGATGCCACGGCGCAGCTTCTTGCCACCCTGCGAGACATCGATGGCGGTCGGCGTGCCGATCAAGGCTGCACCGCGTGGAACCCCTTTGACCGACATCACACGCGGATCGCGGCAGGCCCGCACAAAGGCGTAGGCCTCCTGCGTGGCAAAGCCGGTGTCCAGGGCGAAACGGGCCAGCGGCATCGCCGCACCCGAGGCGTGTGTCCAGGTCTCGGCCAGCATTCCAGTGAGGTGCTTCCACACCGTGTCGCGGGCGGTGTCACCCATCAACACGCGGTGCTCGACCAACCACGATTCCTTGCCACGCCCGAAGGCCCAGACCGACGCCTCGATGCGATCTTTCTGCACGTCGGCAGAGCCCACCAGGAGCAGACCGCCTTGCGGCACGGTGCCGATGCGGTAGTCCTCACGACGCTCGGCCAGCCGTTGCCAATCCGGCGCTTCGCCTTCCTCAACCCAGGTCTCACCCAGTTCCGTGTTCTTGAACGTCTTAATGGCCGCCGCCGATCCTGACTCCTTGCTCACGGCCAGCTCCCAGGCGACAGCGATCTCGCGCCAACTGCGCCAGCCC